ACTAAATTAGCACCAATACCAAATCCAGCTCCGGAACGAGCAGAAACTGCCATAGATGGAATATAAGTATCAAGGATAGCAAATGTTGCAGCAGCAGTTAAAGCAATAAGTGCAATTTCTTCTAAGTTTAATCCTCTCTTGGCATTAGGTATAGCAAAAGCAGCGATAGCTACCATTAAACCTTCAACGAGATATTTAATAGCTCTTTTGATTAGCTCACCAATATCAAATGCTTCAAACATTATATATAAAATATATAGAAAAAAATATTAATATAATAAATACTTAAAATTTATACAAATATACTAAATATATGCCAAGTTTTTCTAAACCTGTTGTAGACTTGTTAGACGAAGACGAGAGAATTAGTGGTCAAAAGTTTTGTTGCATTTCATTTTTATCACCAGACAAAATCCTTAAAAAAAAGGATTTATTTTTATTTCAAGAATTCCTAAAGACATTTGATTTTATTAAATCAATGGAAAAATATGAACAATTTTTACAATTTATAATTTTTAAATATAACTTAGATCAACAATCATTAATGGATGACTTCAAATCTTTTGTTAGTGAAGAAAAGAACAATTTATTAAAAACAACTATAGAAGATGAATATAAAAATTTCTTAGATGCAAATGAAGAAGCACTTGATAAAAAATTCAATGAAGAGAATTCTTTTCAAACAAACGTTCGTGGAATAAAAGTAAGAGGATCTTTTAATACACAAGAAGAGGCAGAGATGAAATGTAAAATGTTACGTGAAGTAGATCCAAATCATGATATATTTGTTGGACCAGTTGGTACTTGGATGCCATGGGAACCTGAAGCATACAAAACTGGTAAAGTTGAACATCTAAACGATGAATTAAATACTTTGATGCAGGGTAAAGTTGAAAATGAGAAAAATGCAAAGATTGAATTTGAAAAGAGAATAAGAGAAGCAAAAGAAAAAGCTATGGAAGATAATAAAAAATTAGCAGAGAAAACAGGTAATGTTTTATCACAAAAACTCGATGAACATGGTAACTTAGTTAATACATTGCAAGTTGATTATGATAGTATACCAGATAATGAAGTAATCTTACCAGAAGAAATGAAGGAAAAAGGCGGCTCTGTTAATATATCAGCAAATGTAAGAAGAGAATTATTTGAAAGTCAAAACATTCAACAGCAACCTATAAGTCCAAATAAAGCAGCACGAAAATCACCTAGTTTTGAAAATGTAACTGAAATACCTAAAATGGGGGATAAAGATGATAATTAAATGATACTTAAATTTCCTTATCAAAAATTTCCTTATCAAAAATGCTTCCTGGTACAGCTATTGGTGGAGTTGGTTTAGGAAGAGGTTTTAATCCGTCCTTCACTCTTACTTTGTTTACATCTTCCCATTGAATTAATATTTTTATATAATCAGGATGATCTTTTAAATAAATAATTTTTTTCTCTTCATTCATAAATTAAGAATATATAAATATATAAAAACTTCATTAAATAATAAATTAATATTATCTTATGGGGAATGAAATATCTATAAATAAGATAGGATATGAAGATGTTCAATACGCTATAAATAATAATTTTATAATTATAAATACACTGTCTAGTATTAAACAAAGTTGTCTAATAAAAAATACTATAAATACAAATGATGAAGAAACCACAATAAATCAATTAATCAATGATGTAAACTCAAATATAACGATAATAATATATGGTGAAAATTCACTAGATAAATCACCAATAGAAAAATGTAAAAAATTAATACAATATGGATTTTCTAATATTCATATATACGTTGGAGGACTTTTTGAATGGATGTTACTACAAGACATTTATGGTTGTGATAATTTTCCAACAACATCTAATGAATTAGATATATTAAAATTTAGGGCAATCTCTACACTCAATAAAAAATATTTAAAATAATTTTTTTCTATGCGTATTTTATAATGGCTCAAACTAGAAAAGTTCACCATACCAAATCCAAAGTTAGCAAAAAAACTATGCGTGCTAGAATTAACCGTGCTAAAAGAGCTACAAAGAAGGCTGTAAGCATGGTTAAAAAGGCAAAGGTTGCTGAAAAGCGTGCCCGCAAAGCTTTATCTGTTGCACACAAAGCAAAAATGGCTATTCACAAAAAATCACACAAGATGCACAAAAAATCACACAAAAAGAGAAGACATCGCAGACATTAAATAATGTAATTAATATTAAATATTTATTTAATATTAATAATTTATAAAATTTTTTTTAACTGTAAAGTTACTATATTATGAACCCAAAAACATAAATATTTAGGCATAAATTCATGATATATTTCGGTTTCATATTTTTTAGAAAAATTATAATTTGAGAAATTAACACGTGTACTATCACATATAATTATCATTGAAGGTGTTTTATTATTTTCCTTTAATTTTCTAATAAATTCTATAAAATTATCTATTCTTTTTAAAATTAATTGCATTTCATAATATATTTCATTTTCTACTCTTTCATATTCATAATCATCTTTTAAAGCATACCCTAAATCTATTTTAGTTCGATAATGTGAAATTGCATCATTACCTTCAATACCATAACAAGGTGTTCCATAACAAACAAAATAATCTAAATCTATATTTAAAATATATTTATCTGATATTTTAGAAATCATATTATCTGCATAATGAACATTTGAAGTTGTAAATTCTACATCTAAATCATTATTATTTGTAATTTGTTTATTAACTTTTACTGTATATTTTGGACAATTACCACCATAAAAGTATGATTTATCTTCATTTATTGATAGTTTAATAGTTGAAGTGTTGTATGGTTCTGTAACCCAATCAGGCGTTAACCAAAATACACCTTCATTTTTATCGTAAGGTAACAACATTGGAACTAATACACCACCTATATCGTTTATAATATCATTAATGTTTACATTTAATTCGTTATTTTTTATGTATTTCCTTAGAAGAATTCTATCATTTTTTATTTCGTTCATATCAGCGTGTGTATCAACATGTAATATTGTTCCTGGTATTGACTTTATATTTTTATATACATATTCTACTGCGTGATTATGTTTTGAAAATTGATAAACGGGTATATTTTTTATTTTTATAAATTCATTATCATTCATAAATTTATAATAAAACGTTATACGATCATTTAATTCTTCTAATATTGGTATTTTAAAAACAAAATTATCTATATTTGATAAATGTTGATACATTCTGTCTATTTTTTTTAAATTTTTTTTCAATTCATGAATAGTTAGTAGAGTTGGATTTTTATAAATTTTCAACTCTCTATATCTTAAATAATTATCAAATTTTATTATTTTTTTTTCTATATTTGAAATATATCTATCATATTCATCATCTTCAAAATTTGATGTATTGCATAATGCTAATTTATTAGAATTATAAATAGTTCTGTACAAATTATTTCTGTCAACATATTTTAAATTATTTGTATCATCAAAACATAAATAAATAAATCTTATTATTAATAATAATATAATTATAAATAAAAAACATTTAATCAATACCATATAGTTAAATTATTTAATTATATAGTATGATAAACTTATTTTAAATGAATATAAAAAGAATTCACTTATACTTATAATAATGAATGCAATTAAAACACCTCCCTACTCTACTACTTCTTTAAGTGATGGTTCTATTTCAGAAAAAGATAATTCTGATAACTATGTTAAATTGCCAGAAAATGAGATTATAAATACATCTGATCCACGTGATGATTTATCTTTGTTAAAAGAGAATTTAATTCATTTTAAAGAATCTTATCTTGATGGAAAATGTTTAGATAATTATCCAGAACATAAGACAGCTTTTCGTGCAGGAGTTGTTATACTGTTATTTATGTTCATTGTGAATGGATTACAATCATTCGGAAATGTTATGTTGTCATATAGAATGAGAAAATTTGAGTATGCTCTTAGTGAACATAAGGCTAGTATTAATGAGTTATATAGAACTAAATATAATTTTATTTTAGATACATTACATGAATGTAAGATTGATAGTAATTATTATCCTCCACAAGAGCCTACACATGAACCATTTATTTAAGAAATGTGTAAAATTTCCTTAATTAGATCAATCTCATCTCCATCGTTTGTGTTTTCGTTATTTGCTCTTAAATATATTAGTCCTCCGACTATAATAGTATATGTTCCTAACATAATATAATTTATCATAACTTTATAGTAAGTAATAATATTTTATTTAAAAAATCAATTTTAATAAAAATGATTTTTTAATATTAAATTAAATAGTTGGTATAAATTCCCAATCTAATTCATCACAAATTTTTTTCCATATATTATCTTGTTCAATCCTTTTTTCACGATCTTTTAACATTGGAAAAAATGGAAGAAATTGGTTTTGATCCAGTAATTCACATAACTTGTAAACTGTATAATAATAATTTAAAAAATTTACTCTGTCATCCGGACAATATTTCGCATAAGGAGCTTGAATATCCATGAATAAATTACATAATGTATCTTCTAATTCTGGTGTCATTACAGGGGGTTTTATACCTATTATATCTTTTATAAAGGGTATATGTTCATAGTATTTATTATATCCTAATTTTTTTAATATCTCTTTCGCTTTTGAATTTGTTATTGATGACGTTTCAATTCTCTCTTTTTTTATCTGATTTTTAATATCTTCTATTACTGATTCTGGTATCTGTGTTGTTTCTTTTGCTTGAAATTGCGCTAAAATCTCTCTAAAATGATTTATTCGTTTATATGCATAAAAGCACACTTCTTTAGGCGGTTCTTTATATGACGGCTTTTCATTTTCTATTAGATATTGTTTATTTATAAAACATTTGTTACATATTAATATTCCTTCCTCATCCATAGGTATTAGCTCACCCTTATTACAACGATCACATATGTTACTTGATATTACAAAATTATTTACATCAATAAAATCTGAATTAACACGACTTAAGTATGATGTTACTATGTTTTTTGTATTTTGATCAGCTTCATTATTATTACTTGAATCTATTTTAAAAAAACTATTTAATCTTTTACTTTTCACTTCTAATTTTCCAATATTTTTTTTTTTTTCAAAATAATTAAAAACATCTTTAGCATTTTCTAATAAATAATCTTTTTTCATATTTTTTATCTTCTTTAGTTGTTTTTTTATTTCTTTTATTTTATCTTCAATATCTAGTTTTTCATCTATTGTAGAAGAATTATTCTCTAATAATGATTCTAATAACTTTTTCTTTTCTAACAATTCAGGATAATTATTCTCCTCTTCATTTTTTATTTTATTTAATATATCTTTATGTTTTCCATCTAATGTTACAGATGATCGATAATCTACATGAATTTTTTTTGTTGTTTTAGGCTTAAAATTAGGCATATATAATTATATTTAATAAATATTTATATTAATTTTTACATTTAAAAATTACAATACTTTTCTATAAATTTTATATGGATAAAATTATCGAAGAAGATAAATTAGCAAAATGTATTTTCATTTATAATGCTCTCGAAAATGGATGGACTATTACAAAATCTAATGAAAACTATATATTCAAAAAAAAACATGAAGATAAAAAAGAAGTTTTTGAAGAATCATACCTTAATACCTTCATAAAATCAAACATTAATATTCAAAATTTTTTAAACAAGTAACAAATTAATTCAATTAATTAAACTATTTTTAAAAATTTTTTTATCTTTAGCTATAATATAATATGGGTGGTGGACTTATGCAACTCGTAGCCTATGGCGCTCAAGACGTATATCTTACTGGTAATCCTCAAATTACCTTTTGGAAAGTTACATACCGTAGATACACAAACTTTTCTATGGAATCTATTGAACAAACTTTCAACGGTCAAGCTGATTTCGGCCGTAGAGTAACATGTACTATCACCAGAAACGGTGATCTTGCTTACAGAACTTACCTTCAAGTTACACTTCCAGAAATCGGATCTTCTGAAGCTAGACATGCTCGTTGGTTAGATTACCCTGGAGAACAACTTATCGCTCAAGTTGAAGTCGAAATTGGTGGTCAACGTATCGACCGTCAATACGGAGACTGGATGCACATCTGGAACCAACTTACCATGACCTCCGAACAACAAAAGGGTTACTTCAAAATGATTGGTAACACTACTCAACTTACCTACATCACTGACCCTGAATTCGCTGCTGTCGATGGACCTTGTGGTGGAACTGATGCTCCTGCCCAAGTTTGCGCTCCTCGTAACGCTTTACCTGAAACTACTCTTTATGTTCCATTCCAATTCTGGTACTGCCGCAACCCTGGTCTTGCCCTTCCTCTTATTGCCCTTCAATACCACGAAGTCAAGATCAACCTTGATATCCGCCCTATCGATGAATGCTTATGGGCTGTTGATGACTTAGGAGCTGCCTCTGGATCTGCTCAAGCTACTACTGCTTACAACCAATCTTTAGTTGCTGCTTCCCTTTACGTCGACTATGTCTTCCTTGATACCGATGAAAGACGTAGAATGGCACAAAACCCTCATGAGTACCTTATTGAACAACTTCAATTCACAGGTGATGAATCTGTCGGATCTTCTTCCAACAAGATCAGACTTAACTTCAACCACCCATGTAAGGAACTTATCTGGGTTGTCCAACCTGACGCCAACGTTGACTACTGTGCTTCCCTTCAAGGAGGTACTCTTCTTTACAAGGCCTTAGGTGCTCAACCATTTAACTACACTGATGCCATTGATGCTCTTCCTAACGCTCTTCATGCTTTCGGAGGACACGCCGCTATCACTGGTGCCACTGGTTTCATCAGTGCATCTGGTCTTTTCCAAGACCCAGGAGCTGCTGATGTTGCAGGTACTCACTTCTCAACACTTGGATCCACTGGATATGGTGAATTAAAATCTGAAGCTGTTTCTGGTCTTTCTGATGCCGGAACTTTCGTTCTTGCTGAAAGTGCCCTTGACATGCACTGTTGGGGTCTTAACCCTGTTGTTGTTGCCAAGCTTCAACTTAACGGACAAGATCGTTTCTCTGAACGTGAAGGTACATACTTCGACCAAGTTCAACCTTTCCAAGCCCACACCAGAGCCCCTGATACCGGTATCAACGTTTACTCCTTCGCTCTTAGACCTGAGGAACATCAACCATCCGGAAGTTGCAACTTCTCCAGAATTGATAACGCTACTCTTCAACTTGTTCTTTCCAACGCTACCGTCAGCGGAACCAACACCGCCAAGGTTCGTGTCTATGCCACTAACTACAATGTCCTTCGTGTCATGAGTGGCATGGGAGGTCTTGCCTACTCCAATTAAATTTGAGGTTTTTACCTGAATAAATAATATAATCAAATTATTTATATTATTTAATATATATGAACCAACCACCAAGTTATGAAAAAGATTTAAAAGAAAATTATGTCAAAATTAATGATTTATATATACCAAAAGACTTTCAAACAATAGTTAAAGAAGATGAAACAATTCTAAAAAAAATATTTGATGTTATTGATAATCCTAATGAACAAGAAAAACTTATTGATAATGTTTTTGAAAATCCAAAAGAATTTGCATTTGTTTATAAGGATAGACCTTTCCGTTATACATACAATAGATTTAAATTGATTAATTTTCTTCCTCTTTTTGAAACGCTAATTGATGATGATTATGATGAAACTACAAAAAATAATATTAATAAAATGATCGAAAAATACACAAAAATAGTTATAGAAAAAATTATGGGAAAAATAAATGATTATTATGAAATATTTAAAAATAAATCTCATTATGAAAAAAATGAAGAGTTTGATAATTATTTTAAAAAAGCAAGAGATAATGAAATAGAAAAAATTAAACTTTTTGGAGAGAGAAATATAAAAGAAAAAGATGAAAAATTACAAGATATACATCAAATTCCTATAGATAAATTTAATAAAAATGAATGGATTGAAGAAATGAAAGAATGGGGTGATCATTTAGAAAAAAAAGAAAAATTTATAACTGAAGAAAATGATAAAAAAGATAGAGAAGAAAAACAAAAGGCTTTTGATAAAGCAATAAATGCAGCAATGGAAGAAAATAAAAAGAAAGAAACCGCTATAAATCAAAGTGTGAAACAAGCAAAGGAAAAAGCTATTATTATAAAAGAAAAATCTATTACAACTACAAAGAATCCTCAAGAAGAAACTTCTCCAAAGAAATCACATCATGAGAAAATAAATATTGATTACGAATTAAGAAACATAGAACATCTATGGGAAAATGGAAAAATTATCGATGGTTATGATTTATCAAAATCTAAAGTTCTAATTATCAATGATCTTAGTAATTATAAAAATAATAATAATAAAGATCTTAAAACAAAAAAATTAAATTGGGGTCAAACATTCAGAAGATTATATAAACTTTATAAGAAACAAGAAAGTAATAATCCAACTGTATATAATAAAGCACTTGAGAAAATGAAGAAATTATGGATGAATGTAATGAAATTTGGAAATTTCAATCAAGCAATACCACCTCAACAACAAGGAGGAAATATAAAATCAAAATCTAAAAAAAATATTAAAAAAGGTGGTAATAAAAAAAAGACGTTTAAAAGTCTCTTTTTGATAGATACATAAAAAAAATTGATTCAGTTTTGTATATATTAATGTATATATAAAACATGCAATCTGAAGAAATGAATTTCACAAGAGGTCCCAGTTTAACCCTAGCTGACTTAGATACTATGGATGAAAATTCCTTTTCGTTACATCAAGAAAATAATGGTATTGCTTTTAATGAAACTACTGATTTTCCAATGAAAAGTCCTAATCGATGTCCTGATGATTGGTTTGATGTTGAAAAAACAAAAAATCTTTATGGTGAAAATTTACCTCCAAAACTTAAACGTGAACGTAATTCAGATTATGCTATCTTTGAAAAAAATTTTGAAAGAGATGTTTTCAATTGGTTTGACTATATATCCGATCACAAAAAAGTTGGTATTATAAATCATTTAACCTTATTACTTTTATATAATGGAAAATTAAATGATCAAACACAGAATCAATATGTAAACAATGATGAAATACTAATACCTTATCATGATGATATTGATAAAGAAAGAGAAGAGTTTATTGAGACTACAGATTATTTAGAAGCAAAAAAAAAAGAAAAACTATATAAGGAAACTCAAGAATTTATTGAAACTACTCATTACTTACCAGCGAAAGAAAATGAAAAAAATTATTATCCAGAGAGCTCTCCTAGTATTTTAAAAGAAGAAGAAGAAGAGAAAGAAGAACAATTCAAAAAAAAAAATAAACATCATGGAGGAGTAAAACATGGTAAAGGAAAACATGGACGTATTCATCATATGAATCATGAAAATATTGAAAAAGAACAACAAATAAAAAATTGGTGGGAATAACAAAATTATACTAGTTATATAAATTTAATATAAATACTTTTTTATATTTACTTAAACTATGGAAAAATTACCTGATGATATCAAACGAATAATATGGAGCTTTGATGATACTTATCATAAAATATTTATTAATGTATTAAAAGAAATTCAATGTGCAAAAAGAAAAATTGAAAATATTATTGATTCTTATAATAAATCAGGTATATATGGTATTTATTTTTATGAATATCTTTATCATACTCAATCTAAAGAACAAAGAGATATTTTGTTGAATGAATTAATTTCATATCGTGATAAATATTCAGTATATAATACAATATTTCCGTTCTCTGAAAAAATATGGTGTAATCATATTATCGGTGAATTTAAAAAAGCTAACAATATAAGAATATATAGAAATATTGTTTAAAAAAAATTGATTTCAAATTTCCTTATCAGTTTCATTTAAAAATATGGAAACCATGGACTCTTTCATTAATGAAATTTCTAAAAAATATCAGCAACATATAGAAAATACTATAAAAATTCTTAGTAATAAATATTGTTTTAATAGTGAAGAAGCAATTCAGTATATTAATAATTATAATAATCCTATTGATAATGCTATTGATAATGCTATTGATTGTAGAAATGATGATGTATATATTAAAGTTGAACCCCAAAATTTACAACAAGTTTCAGAAGAGAAAAAGAAAAGAGGTAGGCCTAAAAAACCAATAGAAGAAACACAAGAAAAACCTAAGAAGAAAAGAGGTAGACCTAAAAAAGAAAATAAAGTAACTATTGTTCAGGATAGCGATGATGAAATTGAAATTAATAAACAATCTGAAAAATCTATTGAAGAAAAAATAGCTACTTCTGTTATTGATGACATTGTAAATGAATTAGAAGAAGAAGAAATTATCTATGAAGAAGAACCAGTTGTTGAATTATGGAACTATAAAGGAGATAAATATTTTAAAGATAATAATGAAAATATTTATAATTTAGAAACACGTGAAAAAGTTGGAATTTATAATAAAACTGATGATATGATTAATTCACTTAGTTAATTCAATTAATTAGTGATATTATTAGTTCTATTTAATAATTTAATAAATTTTTTTATTAAAATGAAATTTTCTTTTGATAATTTTGTAACTTCTGTTAAAAGTTTCAAGAAAAATAATAAAGTAACGCATCTAGTTATGTACAATAATATTAGTCCACTTCCAGGAGCAGAAATTGGAATACCTATAAATATTTTTGAAAACATATTTACTCAATTACACTATGGAGAACAAATACAACTACCATATTTTATAATTATTAGTTGTTTAATTGGTTATGTTACATATGGAACAGATCGTTTTTTTGATAGCTTAGAATATTATAATAATGATTTTACATTACCTATTTCAGATAAAAAGGAAAAACTATATAAATACATGTATGAAAATCAAAATTTCATAAAATCATCACTCGTATTAAGTAATATAATACTTTTTTATATTTTAAGCAATAATGAAGAAACAGTTCCATTTATCTTTATACTATTTATAAGCAATTTTTACAAAAAAATAAAAAAAGAATTTGGACTAGTTAAAGCACCTTTTATTGGTATTATGTGGATGTTATCGTCGGTTATTCTTCCATGTGTTCTATATGAACACAATTATAATATATTAAATGATCCTACAAGTTATTTACCTGCATTTTTCTCACTATTTGCTGCTTCAAATACTGCTGATATATCTGATAAAACTGAAGACGAAATCAATAAAATTGAAACAATTCCTGTAAAATTTGGAGAGAAAAAATCAGCTTATTTAAATATTATACTACTTTTAATCTCTTCTATATTATTTGGAATTAATCATAATTATCAACAAAGACCAATTATTAATACACTTTTTGAGTTAAATAATCTTGGAACATCACTAATTAATTTAAAAGTTCTTAATGGAACAAATATTAATGTAACAGATGTTATTAATCCTGGTAATTATACCATTAATCTTTAAAAATAGTTTGGAAATACATATCGTAAACTTCATCTTTGTTATTATGAGCTTCTCTATGTGGTCCAAATCCAGGAGATGAATTTACTTCTATTATAACACCTCCACTCATATATGATAATGATATACTTGGGCTAACGTAGTCAATTCCTAAGTTTGTACCTTCTAATACCTCACTACATTTTTTGAAGATTTCGATATTTTCAGGGTGTACTTGGTTTATATCTACTTTACTTGCATTTGCACCATTACTTAAGTTTATTACTCCTGATATATCTACTTTGTTTCCATATGGTACAATCATATCCATTTTATATCCTTGTTTCATTAAAAATTTTTCATCTAAGTTTTTTATTTTATTATATTTTTTTCTTTTCTTGTTATACTCATTTATTAATTCTTTTAGAGTAAGTATACCATCACCAACAACACTAGCACGTGTTTTTTCTACTATATCAATTATCTCTTTTTTGTGTATTAATATTCTATAATCTTTCCCTTCTGTATATTCTTCAACCATACATTTACTTAATGTATTACCAGCCATTACATTTCTATAAGGGTTTTTCATAAGATCTGATACTTTATTTTTCAATTCTTTATATGTATTTATATTTACAGTAACTCTATCTCCTTTTACTCCATTTGTAGGTTTTACAACAAATGGTGGTTTCAATTTTAAATATATATTATTCAAATTTTCTTCTATAGATAAATTATTATCACAAACATAAAAAGGTGGTGCTGGAATACCATTTTCAATTAATTTCTTTGATGTAATATTTTTTAATCTACATAATTCAATACATTTATTGCTATTTCCTCGCTTTTCTATATTTATCGTTTTTCCATCACTCGTTCTTATTAATTTCTTATTATAGAAATCTACTTTAATTCCATTATTCTTCATCCATTGTCTTACTGATTTAGATTTAAATGTATGTGATGAACTTATTCCTGCTTTATAATATATGTGTATTGCAAAAAGTACTAATACAAAAATTGTAAGTAATATAATATTATTAAATGTCATAATATATAATAATATTAAAATAATTAATGATTTATTAATCTATGTCTTATTAAATTTCCTACTGGATCATTTGATATTAATAATTCAATATCTTCTACACCACCATTTATAGTGAGATATATAATTTTTGCAATAAATTCATGATATTTATCAATCATATCACAATTTCTATCTTCATAACCTTCATCTAATGTTTTATGCATGATATTACCCCAATCACCATCCAATATATCAGAATGACCAAACTCTTCTAATATTAATTGTTTTTTATTTTCAATATTCAAATCTTCGGGTTTTATATCCAAAATTGGAATAAATGGTGTTTTAAAAGGGCTTGTTTTCCAAATATAAGACTTTTCTGATTTTACAAATAAACAACTTTTTATATTACCTTTATTTACTGACATTGTATCTTTATTAAAAAAATAATCCCAAACTAATTGTATTTTATCTTCATAAATGAAACGATCATTTACTGGATCAAAAAGAATTAGAGCATTTAAATTTTTATTATTCTTTGCATTTGCTATTGATCTCATACAACCTGAAGAATGACCTACTAATGAAACATTTGAATATTGCTCTTTTAAATACTCTATTAACTTACAACAGTTATATTTTTCACTGTAAGCTTTATTATAAACATATGCTGTTACATTTAAAGATGCTAAATGACTTAATACATTTGTATAAATTGTATCAGGTATTATTCCACTTGCACCAGTAAAAAATATAACGGCAGGTTGACTTTTTGTTTCAGATTTATAAAATGGTTCATATATCTTTATATCCCCAATATTATTAATATTTGCATGTCGTGTACGTATTGGATTATTATAACTTTCTATTAAGTTAACAAAAAACATGAGAAAAGATAAAATAAATACCGTTTTCATTTTAAATAGTATAAAAATAATCTTTTATATTATTTTATTATGTTTAAAATTTTTGCATTAAAAACTATTTATAGGGCTTTTTTAACTGGATTTCCAATTCTAACATACAATCCTTTTACATTAAACTCGTTTCATACTGATTTTACTGTTCAAAAATATAGTACATATGCTAATTATAAATTAAATAATTTCCAAAAAGATTATCTTCAAGAATATATAAGTAATTACACAAATACTCTTACGTTAACACCTATTAAATTAGATAAAGATTCACAAGAAGATTATTTTATAAGTGTAAACATTTATAATTGTTCATCACCTCTTTTCAATATACTTAATCCTCATAAGGTTACTCGATGTGAAATAAATACATATGTTAACAATAGTAAAGGGGAAAATGGAACCTTAATATTAGATTATACCTCTAATAGTTTGTCTATGGATCCTGTTAATTTTTTTAGATATCCTAGCCACACATTTTTCAAAAAACTTAATAACTTCATATTAACTTTTTCTGAAAATTCTAATCATCGTTTTTCACTTAAATACTCTACTAATAATAAAATTAGATACAAAATAGATAAAGAAATACACAGATTTAGTGATAATATATTTTATAAAAATGGTATTATTGACAAACTATATTATGACTCTTCATTAACAGAAGCTATTTTATATAATCCAAAATGGACAAGTGAAAGTTTTGTTTTTAGAAATTTATTTTTTGAAAAACCTTATAACATCTTCTATTTTAACGATTCAATTAATTTTGCTGGTTCAATATGGCATAACTTATATGAAAATAATACATTAATAAAGTAGTATACAAATGTATTACATTTGAAAAATATTATTATGTATACTTATACTACTAAATGAAAATTATTATATTTTTTATATTATTTTATTGTATAAATTCTTTTAACTTAAAACAATTTAGAAAGAATACTTACAAAAAAATTTTTAATAAAATTACCGAAAAATTACCAGAATTACATAAATCAGGCGATGATATATTATACAAAAATGAAATAATTATTAATAATATATTAGAATCGGATATTAAAGATGAAGACAAAAAGAAACTTATAAAACTTTTAATTGATTCTACAATATTTTTTGATAGTTTAGCTGGAAAATTTCTAAAAATATATAGATCAATGCTAGATGAATTTTTATAAATATATATATATATTATGTTTAGCAATGAAAAAGAAATCCTTATGTATTATCATACATCTTTAAGAAATGTTGGTTTATTTACATCAATCGCAGTTGCTATGTCTGCTTATTCTTCAAGAATTAGAGATAAAAATGAATTGAAGTCATTTGTTGTATATATTTTGAACGTTTTATTTTTAGCCTTAGCTATTTATATTAATTATTTACTAATAAACGATCTCCAAGATTCAAAAAAACCTTATTCAGCGGTTATTGAAGGTAGATGGATATACATTAATTATGCAACTATAACATTCTTGCTTCTATTGTTTGGTTTTAGTTCATATTCTTTGGTATTAAGATTTTTAAAATTAACTAAGTTAATAAAATAAACAATCAATAATTATTTTTTTAATAATATGTTTTTATATATTATTAATATATGAGTGAAAACAATTTTATTTTAGATTTTATTATAAAATATGATGAATCATGGTGTAATTTACTTGGAATATTTAATCCATATATTGATCCATATGAATATAATTGGTCCAAGAATGTCCCCATGTATGATATTATAGCATATGAAAAATATCCAAAATATAACTTTGTTTATGATAAGTTATGGATTGCTAAATCATGTGGTCTCGATTCAGGTGAATTAAAAAACTTACATAAAAAAGACGTTACATATCCTATATTCATAAAACCTAGATGGGGACATAAAACAGCATCAAGTAAAGGGTGTTATAAAATCAATAAATACGAAGATATTTTACCATATATCAATGACGAAGATATGATGTGGTCAGAATTTATTGATGATAAAGAAAGTATGACTGATTTTATTTTATTAGATGGAGAGATTAAATGGCAAATGACATTAATTTATTCTGACACACAAAAAGGATTTATAGATGATTGGAAATCTATAAATATGAAACATCAACCTCCAGAAAGCATAATTAATTGGGTTAATACTCATATGAAAGGTTATAGTGGTATACTAAATGTACAGTACAGATCTGATAAAATTATTGAAGTTAGTTTAAGACCAGCTAGAGGAGGATCATACTTAAAATCTTGTAACAACAAAAATATTATTACAAACATTAATAATGTTATTGATTTTAACATATGGGATGAAAATCTAGAAGACAATATGGATTATGAACCTTTTTATTCTTTTAAATGTTATACTAAAGCACCAATTATTTATTTAATACCACAACACATTATAGATATTATTATGTTATCATTCAATTCAAAATCCTTCTATGAATATTATTTTGAACCTTCAGGTAAAGCTGGAATGGTATTTTTTCAATTTTATCATTCTGATTACAATACTGGAAGTTATGCAAAATTATTTATGGAAAATATTACATTTCTTCTTCAAATATTTTTTATCTTTTTCTTCATTTTATTTGCTTATTTCCTTTATATTAGAAAAGACTTCAAATCTTATAAAACTCTTTTCATAGTTATTATTACTTTATTTGTTACACAAATTATAAATCCTCTTACTACTTTTTACAGTAAATTCAAAGCACAAAAACAACAACTAATATAATTTATTAATTCATTTAAAAACAATTATGTATTTAAATAAATAATGAACATAATACTATTATTATTACTCGTTACTGTATATTCATTTAAACATCTTTTACCTATTAAACTATCATCTAAACTTAACTTAAAATATATCAATTATAGAGATGATATGGATGATTTTGATAAATTTGAATATTATTCTACTAAAAATAATACAAACAAACAAACTGAATATTTTTTAAAAATTTTAAGAGATATAAATTATAATAAATTATTAAAAATAAATTCTACTGAATCTGATATTTTCAAAAATATTAACGAAACACTTGAAATTATTAATAAACGTCTATCTGAAGCAGATCAATATTTAACATTAGTAGAAAATTTAGAAGATGATGATGAAAATCCATTTTGGTATGAAAATTAGTCATTTAATATTTTCTCAATACTAGATATTTTATTTTTTAATTGATTCAATTCGAAAAAAGCATCACCCATTGAAATTGATAAAAATTTTGTTTCATATGATTTTATTTGTTCGTATTTCAAGGGTATAATATAAGTTTCAAGTTTTTCATTTTTACTCCATGTATCTTCATCATATATACTTATTCTTATTTCATCAGGAATATCTTTCTTTTCCAACAAAAATGCTTCATTCCAAACACCGTCTTTAGTATCCCACTTAGTAGTTGTTCTTCTTTTATCATCACCATATTCAATTACAACAAACAAATCATTCTTTGAAAACCAATCTACTACTTTATCCATTTTTTCGACTAATTTTTTCACTTTGAAAAAAATCATATATAAATAATATACAAAATTTTTTTTATATTATTTACTTACAATATTTGTGAATTTCCTGCATTTTCTATACCCCACCACATTCTAGCAACGGGACTTATTTTATTATCTAAAGCAAATTTACATTTATTCATGTCTTCACATGGATTACATGGTTCATTTAAAAATTTAAATCCTGCTACTTTTTCTAGTTCTTTTACACCTACATAATGAGGATTTGATTTTCTTTTTTCACCTTCCATAGTTGAAATATCAAATGCTTTTAAATTTTTATCATTACCTAATTCACAAAATAACTGTGAGTTATCAAATGTTGTTACACCTTTACTTTTATCGTTCAATTTATTTAAAAATTCTAATTCTGGAATTTTTGTTAAACAATTATTATACTTGTACTTAGCTAATTTCACAAAACTTCTTATTGGTAATGTTGTTTCATAATTCTCTAATTGTTTTCTCTCTTTATCAATTGCTTTTTGATTCCAAGGCTTGTTTTGATTATTATACTCCTTCTCCTTTTCTTTCATTATACATTTTACTACTGTTTCTGGATATGGAAATTTACTATGAAGAGCATAATGTAATCCTTCTGTTTCTGTTATTAAAGTTTTCCAATTTAATTTTAGTTCATTTTGTAAAGTCTCATTTGTTGTTTTCCTCATAACATCAGCTTTTATTCCATTCCATGTTGAATTTTTTATTCTACTTTCATTATCTACTGGACCAATATTTTTTCTAGTTAAATCACCAAAACCTTCTAAAACCTTAAAATACTTTATTAAAGCTGTTATAATTAATACTATTGCCAAACCAACAAGTATAAATCTATTTCTGTCTTTAATTATTTTGGTATACATTACTACATTATCTAAAGCCTTTTTACTTATTTTTACCATATATTATATTAAATTATTTTTATTTGATATAATATTTAAAATCTAAAGATCTTAGAAAAAAATCCTTCGGGCTCTACTGTAGTAGATCCTTCACTCAATAACATTTCTTCTGTATTTTCTTCTGTAAATACTGGTTCTGCTGTTGCTTCTTCTGTCAAAGCTAATTTAATATTTGCTATCTCTGCTTGTGTTTGTGCTAAACCTCTAGTTAATGTATCTGAATTACGTACAGAAGCTTTTATTAAATCTGCCTCTCTTGGTGTGAATGAAGATGGACCTCTTAATCCTTGAGGACCTCGTTCACCTTTTGGACCAGTCTTCCCAGTTTTTCCTCTCATCCCTAAATCACCACGAGGTCCAGGTGGTCCTTCTGGACCAGGTGGTCCTTGATGAACTACCGCTTTATCGTGAGTATGATTCTCTTGATTTTCATGACCTTCAATTACACCAACTTTCGATGATCTCTTAAGTAAAAATACTACTAATAATAATGCTATTCCAAACAAAAGATAGTAATTTTTCTTAATAGTATCAACTATTTTTTTTACTACACTCATTAGTTTCATATAAATTATATTATTATTTTTATTTGAACAAGTATATTTAAAAAGTTATGGTCACAAATGAAATATTAAGAATATTATATTATCAAAACGCATAACAAAATAATATTTTATTGATAATTTTTAAAATGTATGGTAAGCGAAAAACCCAACTGTACAATAGTTGTAAAGAAAAAAAATTTGTCCAGAAAGTTTCAAAGATTTTTCAAAATGGACATTTTTGAAAAAAAAAAAATGTCCTTTTTCAAAATAATTTGTCCAAGCTCAACCAAAAAAAGTTCAAAACCATAAAATAAAAAAAATAAAATAAAAATGAGACCATTTTCTAGCAAAATCACTTTTTTTGGAAATTGGCCATTTTTTCAATTTTTTTTTGAGGAAATGGACATTTTTGAAAAAACGCGAAAAAAGTTAGCATTTTTAGAACACAAAAAATCATCACTTATGAATCAGTAACAAAATTATAATGAATATTATCAAAAACTGCTAGGGAGTTTTTTTTTGTTCTAAGAAAATAGAACAAAAAGAACCATCAAAAAAAATGTCCAAAAACAAAAAAACACATCAAAAAAAATGACATCAAAATTTTCAAACCATAATTTTAAAAATTATTATTTTTTTAATTATCAAAATGTAAAACAATCTCATTTTATCTTTTATTTATAATTGTAAATATTAATTAAAAAACTATTTAGATGTTTTTTTGTGTTCTAATTATATAGAACATGTTAGAACAAGAAAACGCATCAAAAAACATCAAAGAATTTTATTGTATATCATGTGACTATAGATGTAGCAAAAAAGGTGATTATAATAGACATTTAGATACTCGTAAACATAAGATCAGAACAGGGCAAGAACAAGAAAAAACATCAAAAAACATATTCAAATGTGAATGTGGAAAACTATATAAATCAAGAAGCGCACATTGGAGTCATAAGAAAAAATGTGATTTTATCTCTATAGAAACCTATAAAAAACATGAAAAAGAAGAAAAATTGGAAAAAGAAAATAGTGAATTAAAAGAAATGTTAGTTGAGCAATCCAAACAACTTCAGAAGGTTCTAGAAGTTATGCCTAATATTGCAGCAGGAACAACTAATAATATTACTAACAATACTACTAATAATAATCAGTTTAATTTGAATATATTTTTAAATGAAAAATGTAAAGATGCTTTAAATTTAGAAGATTTCATTAATAATTTAAAACTACAACTTGAAGATTTAGATAGAGTTGGTAAATATGGATATGTTGAAGGTATATCAAATGTAATTATACGTGGTTTGGAAGAGTTAGATGAAGATAAAAGACCTATACATTGTACAGATGTAAAACGTGAAGTATTATATGTTAAAGATCAAGGTGAATGGGGTAAAGATGAAGATAAAAGTAAAATTGCAACTGCTGTTAGAAACCTTTCTGATAGAAATATGAAAAATATGACTGCATGGGTTAAAGAAAATCCAAACAAACAAGATGAATTTCATAAAATTATTCCAAATTTAAATGATCCAGAACAACAACCTAAAAATATAAAAAATGTTATTAAAAAGGTAGCACAAGCAAGTATAATTGATAAGAATGAAAAAATATAGTTTTTTATAAAAACTTTTGAATATTTAAAATGATCTCCTTAATATATATATATGGTTTGGTGTCATGAACAAAAACTAATTTTTGTACATATTCCCAAAACAGGAGGTACTACCGTACAGATGTCTTTGAATTTAAGGGATAGTACAAAAGGCAATTGTGTAATAAAAAATGCAGCATTACAACATTGTAATTGGAAAGATTATAAAACATTATTAGGTAATGAAATATATGATAATTATTTTAAATTTTCAATTGTAAGAAATCCAATAGAGAGGTGTATATCTGAATATTATTGGACTCCATTAAAATTCGGATATCGTAATAAAGCTTCTTTTGATCAATTTTTGAAAGAAGTAGAAGATATTGTAAAAAATGAACGGTTTTTTGACTCACAATATCACGATCATTTCCAAACTCAATCTTACTATATTTTAGATAATAATAAACTTATGGTTGATAAAATGTTTAGATTTGAAAATTTTTTAGAAATTACTGAATTTTTAAATAAATATACAAAAAAAAAAATAGAAAAACATAACGCTATATCAAGTAATATTAAAAAACTAAAACCTACAAAAGAACAAATAGAAAAAATATATCAAATTTATAAAGAAGATTTTGAAAATTTTAATTATAAAAAAGTTTAACTCAACATATTTAAAAGGATAATTTTAAATGCAATACTACATCTAATATTAAATAACACAATTAATGAAAGATATTAAATAAATATATACTTTTAATATATGTGGTATTTCAAACCTAAAATTATAAAAGATATTGCTGTTAGTGCTTCTCCATTATTAGTATCTTTACCTTTTACTGCGTTCGATGTAAATAAGTTTGAAGAAGATAATGAAAAAGCATTGTGGCAACCACCAGGATATGTTTTTGGAATTGTTTGGCCATTGTTATATGCTTCTTTGTTTGTTATGAATTATTCTATATTTCAAAATACAAAACTAAGTGATAAATTTAAGAGTATTATTGCAAGAGATACGTTAATTGAATCAGGACTACAAGGTATTTGGTTATATATTTTTAGATTTAACGAAAGAGTGAATGGGAGATCCATCAAACAATATTTTTGGGGAATGGGAGCTTTATTTTCACTCTTGGGTTTTGGAGTCTATAGAATATATAATTTCATATTTAATAATGAAAAAGTTTCAACAACAAATTATCTAATAAATTATTTGCCTTACTTTTTGTGGATAAATTTTGCGACTATATTAGGTGTTCAATTATATATGGGAATAACTAAAAAATAAGAAAAAAATTGATATAATTATATTATTCAATATTGTAATATAATTATGAATTATTTACCCGATGATATTAAAAGGATAATATGGGAGTTTGATAAAACATATCATGTAAAATGGAAAGCTTGTGTAAGACATATTAAAAAAATTAAAAAAATGCATATTGCATATAAAAGACGTTCTTATTACACTCATACACCAGGTGTACTTGATTTTCCAAAATTTGCTATAAAAAATTATATAGATACAAATCACTCAAAACTATTGTTTAAGTGGTATTATTATGAAACCATCCATCAAATACTCAAAAATCAAATTGTTAAAGTGTCGTAAAACCGCAAATTTTACATATATAATATGTTTCTCCATAAGGACCATCTTCTCTTTCTCTTTGAAAATCATGACCAGTTCTACTACATAAATTAATGAGTTTATTTTCATTTTTTTTTAAAACTGTTTTATAATCCATTAGTTCATCTTCTCGAACCATTATTTCGATTTTAAGTTTTTCTACTATTTCCTTTAATTCACTAAATTCAGATGATTCTGGTTGTTTATTCTCCATTTTTATTATAATGTATATTTTATATTATAATAAATCAATTTTTATATAAATATTGATTATTTTTTATTCCTTGCTTCAAAATATCTTCTGTTTATCTCATCTTGTTCTTTTATTTGTCTTTTCTCTTCAGGAGTACCTTTTAATCGTGTTTCTAGTTCTTTGTTTGCACTCACTCGATATTTTTGTACAGCTTTTTTGGATTCAGGATCAAGATCACCATCGATGGCATCTTGTCGATATATTCCTGTATCTTTTGCTTCTTCTTGAGCAGCTAGATCTTTGTACACCTTAGTATTTTCTGGAGCCATAGGATTTTTATAATTAGGGCCTGTCTGAAAAAAACCAGACTCATTCGAAGATGTTGAATCAGTAGAAGTTGAATCAGTAGAATAACTAGAAATTTGTCTTTCTACTTGAGGTGGATCTATTGGTCCATCACTGGATGTATCGGAGGATAAGCTTTTTAGTGTAGAACTTTGTTGTCTCCTCTCACTTATTCTTGATAATAATTGTTGTGTTAAAAAATTTGGTCGACTTCCTAATTGTTGAACTAGACGACGACCACCACCAGAACTTCTCATAGAATCATCACCTGACACCAACCACAAATCATGAACCACCCCAACACTATCATCATCTTCATCATCTTCATCATCAATTGAATTAGAAAAGTCATCTGGACGTTTCTTATTTATCCTTGGTCGAATAAATTTAATTTCATTTTCATCTAAGTTTGCAAGTTGAGGAATTTTTTTGTTCAATTCATCTACTACATTTTGTATATTATCACTTAATTCTTTTTTAATTTCTTCCGTTGACTTTTGTGTAATATTTAATAGTGATTCATAGCCATTATAGTCAGAATTGAGTTTTCTTTCATTTGCAACATAATCTATTGCACTAAACAAATCAACTCTGAAGACAAGAAAAGGATTAATACCTTTTTTATCTTTAATCATCATTAAATGTCTATAGTTTACTATACTAAGTGCTTTTACATATCTGTCTTTTATTTTTGTTAAACTATCTATTGCTTTTTTATTTTTGGATGAGTTCAAAGATTGTTCTATATCAACAAGTTCATTTACAATTTTTATTAAAAATTCACTAGTATTGTAAGGTATAAAAGACGGTTCCACAAGATTTTTAATATATTTATATAACGTGATTAGTGAAGGGAAATAAATATTTTTTATTTTAGCATATTCTATATTAGTATCTTGATAATTTTGAATAAATGATTCAGTTGGATAGATATCAGTCATATATATAAATAATATATTAATTAAATTAAATAATCGTATATTAACTGTAAACAAATTCTATCTTGATTAGTATCGTTTAGCAGTGATCTAGTAAAAGTATTATTATTAATAATAATAACGTTTCCAGGTATATATTTAAAAAAATTTTCTATTTCTGTAATTTTTTTTTTATCTTCTTCATCATAATTTTCTAAAAAATTATAATTTATATTTTTATTGATTTCATCCCTAATATAATATTTACTAAATATGGTTTCACTATCAGTGTTATCTATAAGATTTTTAGAAAATATTGATATAGTTCCTCCAGTATATGGAACTTCGTGTAAAGGAATAAAAATATTAATACTAGAAGATTTAATAATAGGTGAAGTAATTGTATTTTTTCTACATAAACAAAGTTCAATATTTTTTAAATTGACTGTAAATTTTTTAGTAATATAAGAATTATTATTCATAATCAATGAATTTTTTATGATAATATTAAAAGAATCAATAATTTTTACTAAATTACTATAGTTAGAAATATATCTAGGTTCAATGGTATAATTATAGTTACCCATAACACTATGGTTTCTTTGAATGTAGTTTAAAGTACTTTCACTAAATTTTTCCATATATTTTGATTTTTTAATGTCTTCATAAATTTCATTTATGAATTCAGGAGTAAAAAAATTTTCTAATATAATATGTTGTTTATTATTAAAATTAATGTAATTAACACTCATTATAAATAATAAAAATAAAAAATATTAATTAATTATAACTATTATTTACACTATTAAAAGTGAGTAATCAGTTGAAAGTAATGAACACATATTTCTTGACTCAGGTTTATTATCATCAGGAATAAATATTTTTTTAATAATGTCATTTTCTCTAAAACGAATAGTGTAATCCATCTGATATTTATTTCTCCCAATTCGACCCATAGCTTGTATTGCTTTTTCTTGTGTTAAATTTTCAATTAAGTCTTTACTTAAATAACCATGACAGAATTGATAATTAGTACCATATATATAATCTCCATCAGCAATGATTAAGTATAATTTTTGTTCAATTGCAAATTCTTTAACGATTTCAATATATTCAGGACTTGTATCTTTTGAAAATAATCCGATACCTAGTAATAATAAAATTTTCCAAATATCTTTAACATTATTAACTGCCATAACTTTTTCAACGTCATTGTCTGTAATATGAGATGTGTATGGTTCTTGTTGTAAATTATCTACATTAGTCCATTTTTGTTTATGTTCATTTTTATTTGGAATATATATTTCTGGTATAGTAACAGACTTAATTAGATTGTTATATTTATTCAGTTCATTTCTCATAGTTTTAATTTCAGGTGGTAGTGTATCTTTAGTAATACGTTTTTCTTTTTCTTCATAAGGTGCCATAGCGTCTTCAATATCTTTTTCTAATTTACTAATTTTATCGTTGATATTATTATTAAATAGTATTGCATCGGTAATTTGTTTCATAATAGCATTTGGTAATTTTGATGTTTGTAAACAAAATTTGGCAATTTTTTCAACATCTTCGGCTATATATATAGTAGGGCCATCAGTTAATGAGAAAGCATCAGAAGTAGTTATGTTGATAAGATTATTTATTTTATTATCTTGATTAGTAGTATCTAAACTGATAGTTTTTTTGAAATCATATACTGTATTTTTAGTTTCACTGTCTAAACTTTTTATTCTGGTAATATTTTTTTCATTAGGTTTTATTTTTAATTTTCTATTGTTGTAAAACTCATTATAAATAACATTCCATGCATACATATTAACGTTAATATTCTCAATGATATCTAAATAATTTAATTTAATATTTATCATATTAATATCATTAATGTTATTGAAATAATTATTGATATCAAGTTCATTGGGAAATATATTTTCAAGTCTATATTTTTTTTTATTCATAGTAATAATAAAATTAGATACTTCACCTAAATCTAAATAACGTAATAATGTTTTATTATTTTTAATATGTCTAACACATTCAATAATTTTTTTATAGTCGTTAAACATTAAATGTGGTGTTTCAATAATACCATCTTTGTTTAAAATAGAAATTGATTTTTTACATTCATAACTTTTAATAACAGATATAAGAGGTTTTCGTATATCATAATTTTCTTCTATATTTTTTATATCTTTATTGTAATTTTCAATCAAGCTTCTTTTATACAGAATATTTTCTTTGTCTTCTTCATCAAGATCATTGTAATTAAGTAGTTCATCAATATCTGATGTTAATTCTTTGATTTTATTATTAATTTTTGAAATTTTTATCTTATGTATAGTTGAAAATCTTGATGTGAAATCATCAATAACACTATCTATTTCAGTTTCATCAGGTAAAGTAGCAGATGAAAGTATAATATTAGGAATAACATTAACACTCCAATTACGCTTTATAATTTCATGACAAGGATGATTTTTATAATCAAGTGTAATAGTTGGTTCATCCCAATACATAATAATTTCATTTGGATCATTGAATGAAATCATATAATTCATTGCATGTTCATATGATAATATATCACATATAATAATTTCAACTTTACTTCCATCAGTATTGTCAACCTTTTTCTTTCCATCTTTATATTTGATTTCTTTTCCGGTCCTATCATGTATAACATAGCTTGAAGCAGCTGAGTAATGTAATCTGATGTCACTGGTATCTTGACAACCGAAAGCAAATGCAACTTTTTTATTAGCAGATATAGCGTATTTAGATAAAGCGATTCCAACGTGACGAGCGGCACAAACAAATATAATTTTATATCTTTCAGATAGACCAATAGGAGATAACGTTTTTCCAGTTGCAGTAGGTGCAATATACAAAACAAGATTTTTTCTAGATGTATATTTAGTTTGGTCTACTTCTTCTTTAATTGGCTGTAGTGGTTTATTAAATATTTGAAATAATTCTTTTTGGTGTGAATATAATGAAATATCTGAAAAGTGTAATAGACAATTATTTTTTTCAATATATTCTACACTATTTTCAATAATATCTTCAGTTTTAATTTTGTTATTAAAATCGTTTAAAACGAAATTTTGAAAATGTATAATGTATGGATTAATATTTTCTATACTTTGGTTTCCCATTTGTAATAAAGTATAATAGAAATATTTCCATTTTTTTTTATCTTTTGAAAAGTTTTTATATATACCAGTAATAATTTCCAAAATAATAAATTCATAAATAATGTTTGAATTTGCTAATATATATTCTTTGTCTTTATTTTCTATTTTGAATGACTCACTTTTTTTAAGGGTATTATTTTTTTTGTCTTCTTCTTGTATAGTGTAATTAGTAGAATATTTATTTATAATTTTTATAATATCAGGTATAAAGTAAATTTTATATAAATGATACTGCATAGCATCATTAATATCATTAATATTAATAAATTCAATAAGTGATAAATTATCATTATATTTAATGTCATTATTGTAAAAACCTTTTGTGATGATATTAATAATTTTTTTTTCATCTTTATTAACAGGTCTTTCAATAGATTCCCATTCTGCTTTTGTTAACTTACTTTGTGTAAAGTCCATAATGTATATTGTAATATATTTTTTAAATAAATTAAAAAATCAATTTTTTTATTTATTAAGTATTGATTTAATAGTTTTTGTTCCATGATAATTTAAACCATATAAAGTAGTAATAGTAGCACATGCTGTTATTAAATGATTAAGTTTAATTCCATAAATTTTATCTTTAATAATTTTTGAGTAGTGAATACCTGTGTACCATATTCCAAAAGGTATAATAACTCTAGTTCCACATGAATTATTTGTATATAAATGATTATTTTGTATAATATCATACAATGGATATTGATGAAACAATACATCCCCTACAATCAATATGTAGTATGGAATATTAATTTTTTTATTACAAATTCTAGCAATCATTTTACGAGGATATATGTAGACCATAAAACCTCCGACAATACTTGTTGATATAATAGAACATCTTAAACTAGGTGATAATTCATTAAATTTATTTTTATATGTTAACCACCACATATAATTCCAAAATGTCCAGTACTGTATCATTAATTAAGTTAATTATTTTATTTTTAATTAATTATAAATAATATGATTATACTTTATGTTATTTTATTTTACTTTACATTAATTAGTACATCAAATTCATTTGTAAATATGCAACATTTTAAAATTGAGTTAGTAGAAAAGACTGCACAGTTGTTACCAAGAATAGATACAATTGGTCACAATTTACTATTAAATAATGAAGTAGTTATAAAAAATGTATTAGATATGGAAAATGTACCACTTGAAATAAAAAAACAGATAATATTAGATATAATAAGAGTAACACAGTATGGAGATCAGTTTGGAGGTTTTATTTTGTCTCATTATCACGATTTAGTAGAGTTTTTATTATAACTATTTAAAACTATTGTATTACTCATAATATGGATAATAAAGTTTTAAGAAGATCATTGCGTATCTTAAATAAAGATAAAGTTGATTATTGTGAATCAATGGGAACATATACATATGTAGAATTAGAAGAAGAGATAAGAAAAGCTTATAAAAATGCACATAGACAAATTAAAAAAAAAAATTTAGATAATCCTGCTAAATATACACAAACTTTCGGTACTTATATAACTGCTACACTAGAATAGTAAATACTTTTTTATTGCTTTTGAATTCTACACTTCCAACTTCTTTTGATTTTTTAATATTTTTGATTGGTGTATAGTTAATCTTAATGTTTTTAAGGGATTTGTATTTTGTATTTTCTTTACATAATTCGGCTGCTTTTTGAATAGTTGTTTCATTTGGATTCTCATTTAAGATAATTACGTGACAAGATGGAAATGATTTAAGATGAAACCATAAAAAGTTTTCATTATTATCAAGTAAATCCCAATTTTCTTTTGCATTCTGTCCAATAATTATTTTTGAATTTTCAAAATCTATAGTTTTCATTTTATTTATATTCAATAATAATAAATAAAATAAATCAATTTTTTTAATGTTACCATTTAGATTTTTTGACGTTTATTTTTGGTCCAGCACTCTTTTTTCTTGCTGAATTTGGATCATAAGCTTCATCTTCATCGTCATCACCTAAATTTTTAGACATTTCCCAGAACTCTTTTGAACCAAGTTTGAAATCACCATGTGGATCAGCTTTATACCAAAAAATTTGATCTTGTAATTTGTTTGATTTTGAATTATTATTAATTACTAAACATTCATAGTTTTCTGTACACTGATCCATTATTTGACAAAATGATTCAAATGTAGGAAACATACCAGCGTAGTTTTCATATATTCTTTTACGATTAGTAATATACGGTTCTCTAAGAATAAAAACATAATCAATATTGGTTCTTAGATTAGGTGGAATACCTAAAGGATATTGCATTGTAATAACAAGCATGATTTTCCAATGTCTTCCATTCATGAAGAGTAGTCTCATCATTTTATCTTTTGCCCATCCATTATCATAAAGACAATCATCAAGAATTACAAATGTTCGAGGATCAATAGTACTCCTTTTGTATGCTTGTTGTTCTTTTTGCATTTGTTTTAAAACTTGACGTTGTCTTTTAAGTATATTTTCAATAATTACGGTATTATATTCATCATGAATAAATAATTTTGGAACATGTGTTCCATAAAAACCATTACCCTCTTCTGTTCCTGAAATAACTGTTCCAATGGGAATGTCTTGATGATAATATAAAAGATCTCTAACTAAGAAACTCTTACCTGTATCTCTTCTTCCAATAAGTACACACACAGGGCCTTTATTTTCATTTGGTTTAAAACTTATTTTTTTCATGTCAAATCTTTTTAATTCAAGAGTCATAATAAATAATAATTTTTTATTATTATTTATTTAACTAATAAGTTAAAAATGGTATAAAAAAAAATATATAAATCGTAATGCTAAAGTACCTAAAAACTAAAAATAGTCTTTTATTCAAAAGTTTAGAAAATTTGGGTGAAGACTATGGGAATATGGAGAAAAATCAGAGTTATATACCTTTATATAAAAAAATATTTGTTATGGGAGAGAATGATCATCTTGATACAGTATTAGTTTCTAAAGAAGTTGTCAATGAGATAAAAAAAGTAAATGAGTCAACAAAAAATTTTAATTGTGATTTGTTAGATATAAGTAGCAATGAGATAAGTAATAAAGATATATTTATAAAATTTTCACCAATAATGAATGTAACAAGATATTTGACAGGTAAATACGATAAAGACGATAGTATTTTTAATTTACCAGATTATAATAAAAAAGATAGCCATGAAAAGATGTTAGATGATAATAATAGTTCATATACTGATAGCTTTTTTAACTATCTCTCATCATTTTTGTTAAATGAATACAATATGTTTCATGGACTAAATTATTATGGAAGTTTTTTGGGTATAAAAAATGATTATAAGATAAATATTGGAGATGACTTAGATTATTTAATAGAGTCGGAATATTTTTTAGATAATATAGATAATCATTTTAGTTTAAGTGGTGATATTGAAAAAATTAATGAAGTAAAATCCATGAATAATGTATCTAAAAAATATAAATCTAAAATAAAAATACAAGACGATTGGAAAGATAATGAAAATGAACCAATGATCCAAGATATGATTGATTTTGAAGATGTTTTTAATGATGATAAAGTAGTAGTAGATGTAAAAAGTGAATTAGAGGAGTTAACTATATTTAACTTAAATGAAGAGGTATTAGATGATGCAATATCTTTAAATTCAGATGGTAGTAATTCTTCAGGAACTATAGATACAGGTGAGTTATCAAGTGAAGATGAAGAATGGTCAACAGAAGATGAAAATGATGATGAAGAAGAAGATGATGAAGAAGATGATGATGAAGAATTTATAGATGTAAATGCAGTAATTAACAAATTTCCTGTACAATTGATATGTATGGAACACTGTAAAAATACATTTGATAGTTTAATAGAAACTAGTTTAAGTAAAGATGAATGGATATCATCTTTATTTCAAATAGTAATGATATTAGTGATTTATCAAAAGGCTTTATGGTTTACACATAATGATTTACATAGTAATAATATTATGTATCAAGAGACTAGTAAAAAGTTTTTATTTTACAAATATAATGATGTTTATTACAAAGTTCCAACATATGGTCGTATTTTTAAGATAATAGATTTTGGTAGATCTATTTATAAATTTAAAAACTATTTATATTGCTCTGATGCATATAAAAAAGGGGAGGATGCATCGAGTCAATATAATTTTGGACCATATTATGATAAGAAGAAGAAAGAACTAATGCCAAACTTTAGTTTTGATTTATGTAGATTGGCATGTTCTATTTTTGATAATATTTTTACTTTTAATATGATAGATGATTATAGTCAAAATTATATAGATACAAAATGTAAAAAAGATGAAGTTGCAAGATTAATAAATGATTGGTGTAAAGATGATAAAGGTAGAAATATATTATATACAAGTGAAGGTGATGAAAGATATCCAGAATTTAAACTCTATAAAATGATATCTCGAACAGTAACTAATAATTTACCAGAAAAGGAAATTCAAAAAGAAATATTTCAAAAGTATATCGTTAATAAGAAATCAATAAAAAATAATCTACGTGATAAAAATGTTTTATTACTAGATGTTGATCGAATTCCAAAAATGTATTCGGATTCGTAATAAAATTTAATAAATATTATAATTATTATTGATATTTATAATATTAAAATGAAGCTTTATCTGTGAAAACACTAACATTACCTCCACTTTGTGAAGATGATGAATTATAAAATTGTTCATAAACAAAGAATGCAGAAAGAGATGAAATGAATACTATAAAACTTTCTTTAAATAATTCTTTAATAGGTAAAAGTTGTTGTTGTGTTATTTTTAGTTCTAGAAATTTTATAACTAAGTAACAAATTGTAATAATACTTGATACAGTGAAACTGTCCATTAAAAAAAAAGAATAATAGATTAATAGTAACTAAACGAATTAATTAAGAATTTCAATATCATCTAAAACAATATCAGATTTACTATCGATACTTGTATTTAAATCACTTATATCTAAACTATTGAGTGGAATATCTTCTCCTAAAACTAATCTTTCATCATCTTCATCATCGTCTTTATTGAAATTACTTTCTAATTCTCTTTTTTTGTTAAGTTCTTCCAGAAAGTCAATATTTTTAGGTGCTTCAACCTCTTCTTTTTTATCTTCACTTGTTAATATTGAGTCTGTATCGTTAAATTTTATAATTTGATTATCATTTGAAGTACTATCTGAAGTTGGCTCAGGTTCAGTAACGATTTTTAAGAAAACGTTATCTTTCTCTTCTTCTTTTGTTTCTTCTTTCTTTACTTCTTCCTTTGTTTCTTCTTTCTTTACTTCTTTTTTCTCCTCTTCTTCTTTTTTCTCTTCTTCTTTTTTCTCTTCTTCTTCTTTTTTCTCTATTTTTTCTTCTAAAACTTCTTCAATTACATCTTCTTCAACAGTTTCATCAATATAACTTTTAAGAATATTTTCAATAGGTAAGCTTTCTCTAACTGTTGTTAAAATACACTCTTGAACAATTATCTCTAATTCTCTAAGATTTTTTTGTTTTTGTAAACTATTAGAGAACTTATCGAATAAATATACGTTAGTATATATTTTTCTAGCAGTATGAATGTAACAATTGTGAATAAATACATTTAATTTTGGAATATTTAAATCGATTTTCTTTTGTTGATTTCCAACACGTACACTAGTAAGTAGTTTTAAATGAATAATATGTACACAAGTAATTAAATCATTTATGTAATTACAACCACTAGTTTCTATTATTCTTTTAACTTCTTCATCTACAGTAGCATTACTCCATTTTGGAACTTGTGTTATTAAATTTTGAAAAGTCATAAGATATTTATCTTCCTCATCATTTTCAGAACAAAGTCTCCAAGACTCACTAAATATTTGGTTAAATCCATGAATAATACATGGAGTTAATATTGTTAAAAGTCTAGCACACCATTCATTTTTAGATTCATGTAATGAAGAAACAGAAAAATCATCCATATTTAAATAAATGATATATTTTCTAAATCTAGATCAGAACGTAAATATATAAAATAAAACATTATAAATAATAAAATTTTCTCATTTCTAAAATCTTTTTTTATTTTATAAAAAAAAATTAATATTTCATATTTTTTATCATCATCCAAATTTTTTATTTTATTATTATTTAAAAATTCAATAAAATCAATACAACTAAATCCTTTCATGTAATAATTTTCTGATAATGTAATAATTTTGTTTATGTCATCAAAACTATTTTCATTTATATATTTTTTAATTGATGTAATATTTTTTTTTCTATAATTTTTGTAAACGTTATTTTTATTAATTATATAATTATGAAAATTGACTTTTTCTGGAACATGGATTTCACAAAATCTACTTAATATTGGTTTTAATAAACTAAATCTATTTTGTACAACTAAGAAAAAACGTGTTGTATGTGTGAATAGTTCTATACATCTTCTTAATGCAGACTGTGCATCAATCGTTAAACAATCAGCATTTAATAGAATTATTGTTTTAAAATTGTTATTTATAAATGATATATTTGTTTTTGAAAATAGTTTTAGATCTTCTCTTATGAATTTTATCCCTTTACCATGTGAACAGTTTACAGACATAACATATTCTTTAATTTTTTCTTTATCATTATTATATATTTTATTTATAAAATCAAAAACTATTGTTTTTTTTCCACTACCTGAAGGTCCGTGAAAAATAATATTTGGTATTTTAGATTCTTTATAAAAATAATCTAATTTTTTAAAAGTATCAATGTGAATATCTTGTGTTTCCATTTTTTATTATTGATATTTTATAATAATTATTTAAACTATTATAAAATAATTAATAAATAGATGTTAATGATTGAGTATAAGGATTCTTTTTAAATGCTTCAAGAATAGATGGTTCCATTCTTTTAACTGCTATGTCTTGATTTAATTTATATGGAACATCCATTACACCCATATTTGATGCACTAGGTGGTGCTGCAGTAAGTGAATTACCAGCTGGTCCAATGTATGAGTTAACTCTATCACATTCAAGTTTACCTGTTTGATAATTTACTTGTCTATTTTGGTGATTACTATTACCATGATTTATTCTTGAACCCATTAACCCTTCTTTTGTTTGATTAATATTCGCTTTCAATCCTGATTCATATGAAGTTTTTGCATTTGAAACACCAACACCACCACCAGCTCCAATATACTCAAAATGATTATCTACTTTATTTGATTGAGCATCATGTCTAGACAAGAAATATGCACCACTTCTAGGTCCATCTACGTTTAGATGCCCTTCAGCACATACGTCCATTTCTCTATTTGTTACTTTAAGTTGATCATTTGGATTATTTGTATATATTGCTTCTACAGGCATTTTCATATTTCCATATTGTCTGATATTACCAATATAGTTTTCTTTTCTAGAAGGTTTTAATATATCAACAAAAGGTGCTACAGCTGCACCCATAGCTCCCTTTAATGCTCCAAAAATACCTTCATTATTATTACAACTACGATTATTATCTTCAATTGATAAACTATTCCATCCATAATCTGCTTCGGAAGCAGCTGATTTACCTACAGCATTTACTGAAGTTATTGGTGTAGGTTTAGATTCCTCTCTATTACTTTCACTATATTCACCTGGAATATATGCTCTTTTTGTCTCTGATGATGCAATACCTTCATATGATGAAGTAGCAGTTGCTCTATTTCCATCTTTTAAATATGTATTAGCTCTAGCTGTTTGTCCTTTTTCTAAACCAGTTGTAGTAAAACCCCATCCTAAAGCATGTTGATCTTGTTTCATACTTTCAAAACCATCATAAAATCTATCAGGTCTATTCTTTTCTACTTTTCCTACATTATTCTTATTTGCATAATCTTTTATATAATAACTTGCAGGTCCACTATGACCATCTAACGTATATGACTGTTTTGGATTTGTTTTTACCCTTAATTCGTCTACATTTCTAGGTTTGTATGAATCCCTTGCTTCTAAACCACTATTATATCCATGAGTTGATCCCGCTGCACTATATCCTTGATTTAATCCAGGTCCTACTTTTATCTCATCCCAAGGTTTTACATTAGACATTTTCATACTTGGATTTACTCTTGATTGTATAAAGTCTGTTTGATTAGGTGCACCACTAATATAATTATAATTCTGTTGTGGTTTAAATAAGGGTGCTGTCTCACTTTTTGAAAACATTTGACTACCAGAACCAACTTGATTATCTAATATTGATTCACTAGAGTTATAGTCAGAAGTTCTACCTCTAATCTTTGCTCCAAAAAATGGTTGCATATTATTATGACTTAATTCAGAACTTCTAATTACATTTCCTGTTAATGATGTAAAACCATCTACATTCTTTACATTTAATTCATTAACTTTATTATCATAAGAAATATCTTTTGAATAATATCTATCTCTTGGTTGCTGAGAATGATATCCCTGAACTGTTGAATCTCTTAGTTCATCATTACTAATTACTGGATAATTATTTGGTACTGTAGAATTTTTAATGACTTTTTTAGAATTTTTTTTATTAATATTATTGTATCCTTCTTTGTTTTTATTTTTTCCATGCATATATGTTAGCCCTGCTGTGGCTGCAATTGGTATTAATAACTCCATAATATAATATCTAATTATATTTTTTTATTCTAAATACTATAATTATTTAAAGTAATCTTTGTTATATAATTAATGTGTGGTATTATTGGGATTATTTCCCAATATGACAAAGATGTTATTAATAAGGTGCTAGAAGGGCTTTTGTCACTTCAACATAGAGGACAAGATTCTTCAGGGATATCAAATGGAAAACTTTGTATTAAAGATTATGGATATGCTATAAATATTTTCAATAATAATATATTAGAAAAACTAAAAAGTAACATCGCTATTGGTCACGTAAGATATTCAACAACTAAAGTTAAAGATACTAAACAAATTCAACCATTCGTTATTGATGTTGATTATAAAATTTCATTAGTTCATAATGGTAATATAATTAATATTGATTATATGAAACAATATTTATCCAAAAGATTTGGAATTATTTCAGACAGTAATTCTGATTCAGAAATATTGACACAAATTATTTATGCTAAATTATATTTTGAATTTACTTCTATTATTAATAAAGATACAATTTTTGAAATTGTTGAATTTTTACAAAAGAATTTAATTGGAAGTTTTTCTGTTATTCTTATTATAGAAGATGTTGCTGTAGTTTGTTTCAGAGATAGATATGGAATAAGACCATTATTATACGGTACTAATAAATCAAAAGGTTCTCATCTATTCTCTAGTGAATCTGGTATATATGAAAGTGTTAACTTTAATTTTGTTCGTGATATTTTACCAGGTGAAACAATGTATATATCTAATATTACATATGATGTTTATACTAATGTTAATCCTAAATCATATTTAATACCTTGTATTTTTGAATATTTATATTTTGCTAGACAAGACTCTTATATTAATGAAATATCTGTTTATCAATCTAGATTATTAATAGGTGAATTACTTGGAAAGACAATATTAGAAAGAATGAACAATGAAAAATTTGAAATTGATTGTATTGTACCAGTTCCTGATACTAGTCGTATTTTCGCTTTAGGTGTACATAATATTTTAAAAGTGCCTTATCATGAAGCTCTTGTAAAAAATAGATATATTGATAGAACTTTTATTTTAGAAAATGAAAATGAAATTAATAAAAACATTAAACGTAAATTGAATACAGTTGATCATCTTATTAAAGATAAATGTGTTATGGTTGTAGATGATTCTATAGTTAGAGGTAACACTTCAAAATATGTTGTTTCGTTATTAAAAAAAGCTGGAGCTAAAAAAATTTACATTGCTTCTGCATCTCCTCCTGTATGTTATCCTAATAATTTTGGAATTTTTATTGAATCATGTAATGAATGTATAGCATTCAATAGATCTCTTAAAGAAATAGAGAAAATTTTAGGAATCGACAAAATAATATATAATAATTTAGAAAATATAATTAATGTATTAAAAAGTTTGAATAATAAAGTGATAGATTTTGAAGTTTCAATGTTTAATAATGAGTTATGCTATAATAATTATTTATAAAAAAATAAAATATAACTATATTTTATATGGCTAGACGCGTAACCAAAAGAAATAAATCTAAATCCAAAAGAAGACAACTTAAAGGAGGATTTTGGTGGGGAAGCACTTCATCTAGTAATAAAACAAGGGGTAGAAAAGGAGGTGCTGGTGAAGATGAATCATCATCTTCATCAAACAATTATAAATCATTAGATAGTTTTAAAACATATAAAAAAGATGACATAAAAGCTTATCTTGATGCTTTTAAAGAAGATTTGGAAAAATCTAAGCGATATAATATTGATAATGCTAGTTATGATGACATTGAGAAAAAAATGCAAAGTGAAGTTATGGAAAAATATAATGCAGTAGTAGATGCAGCATTAGCAGAGGAAGAATTTTCAAAAAAATTAACAATTGATGGTAAAGAAGTAGAAGATAAGGAAATTCAAGATCATTTGACGGGTAGACAAGGTAAAGTTAGTGACTTTAACCAAAAACTTTCTGAATTAGAAGATGAGGAAAATAAAATAGTTTCTGAATATGATAGAGGAGGTGATACAAGTTCATATGGAAGATTTAAAAAGGATGCTAGTATGTTTGAGAAAACTAAGGCATGGGCAGCTGATAAACAAACAGGAACAGCAATAGATTCAGATAAATATGAGAAGGGTGATTATAAATGGCAACCATTAATTGTATGGACTTTTGGAAATTTATTAGAAGGATGTGATGATGCTAAAAGAAATAAGACTGCTTGTATGAAGGTAGCTGCGGAGGATGCTAGAAGTGGTAAGGGTAAGGATAAAGATGGTAATGAAGTATTTTTGGATGATACTGCAGTAGAAGATTTAAAAAATGATCCTCAACCTGTCATTTATGGAAGAGATTATGAAGAAGGTAAAGAAGCAATCTTACATGCTCATAGAGTATATAGTGGTGTAGAGGCTACTGATCCTGATGATCTTAAGAAAAGAAAGAGTAATATGGGTAGTTATAAAAGTTTCATACCAAATCTTGGTAATTTTAGAGGAGAATATGAAGATTTCATGAAAGAATATGCTCAACCAAGAGCACGAAGATTTGGTATAGGAGAAAATATCAATAAACAAGGTAAAGGTGGTTATGATGGAAAATGGGCAAAAGTACCACTTGAATTGATGTGGAAAGAATATGAAGAGAACCCAGAATCAACAGATCAAGAAAAACAAAGCGCAGCAGAGGATAAAATGGGCGGGAGACGTCGTAGAAGAAGAACTTCCAAGAAGTCCAAGAAATCAAAGAAAGTGAGAAAGACAAGAAGAAGAAAGTCTAGACGTTAAGGATAATATTATTATATGATTATTTTATCTAATTATATAATAATGACTCAGGAATATCCATATAGTTTAGATGCATTAAAAAGAGATAAAAAAATGATGGAAGAGGCTTTTGAAAATCAACTTCATAAAATTCTTGATGCAATTAATGCTCGAGAAAGTCAAGAAAAAACACTTAATAAAATAATAGATAAAATTAAATCAAATGAAAGAAGTTCTCCTGTAACTGTAACTGATATAGATGGTGTTAATAATGTATTGGATGATATGAAAAAGAGAGCAGAAAATCACGCAAAAGAATTGAATGATAAAGTACAACAATTGGCATTCGATCGTGATAGAATAACATTAACTATAAATAAACTTAAAAATGCTATTGCAGAACATCCTGCTTCTAAAGTACCACAAGGTGGTAAAAGGATGAAAAGAAGAAAGAGTACAAGAAAAACTAAAAAACAATTACCTAGTCCTTTACCAAAAAGTTTTGGAGGTAAAAAGAGAAATAGAAAAACTAAAATTAAATTACCATTACCACTAAAATTTATAGGGAAAAAAACAAGAAGAAAAGGTAGAAAATAAATTATATTTTTTCAATATCAACTCCTTTTTGATTACAAAAAGTTTGAACTAATTCATCATTTTTATAATCATTAATATAATAAATTTTGGATATACCAGAAGCTAATAGTAAACGCGTACATATTAAACAAGGATAATGACTTATGTATGCAACTGAATTGTTACAAGATACACCTCTTTTTGCACAATCACATATTGCATTTTGTTCTGCATGAACTGTAGCTTGTTCATGATTATCTCTTACAATACTTTTATGTTGACACCCAGGTAAAAATCCATTATATCCTTGAGATATAATTCTGTTATCTAATACAAGTAAACATCCAACTTGTAATCTTTCACATGGTGATCTTTTAAGTGTAGCTAAGGTTATTTCTTTAAAATATTCATTCCAAGAAGGTCTATTCATAATAATTATGTGAGTTAATTATTTTAAATATTTATATAATATTTATAATAATGATTAGTGAATTATTTGAAAAAGGTTGTATAAAGACTGGAAAATTTACATTAAAAAGTGGTGAAGTATCAAAATATTATTTTGATATGAAAAGTATAATATCATATCCAGAATTAATGAAAGAAATAGGAGATAAAATGTATAAGTTAATAGGGAGTGAATGTGATTTATTGTGTGGTGTACCAATGGGTGCTCTTCCAATATGTAGTTATATTTCAACAAAATATAATATTCCAATGATAATGGTGAGAGATGTTGTAAAAGAATATGGTACAAGTAAAAAAATAGAAGGTAAGTATAATAAAAAAAATAAATGTGTAATAATAGAAGATGTAATAACAACAGGTGGTTCAGTAAATAAAATAATAGAATTATTAAATAATGAAGTAGAGATAATAGGTGTTGTAGTAATATTAGATAGACAAGAAGGATATACTAGTAGTGTTCCTGTAAGAAGTGTTATAAATAAAACAGAAGTAGTACAGTATAAATTATTAGACTTAATTTCAAAAAAAGATAGCAGGTTGTGTTTTTCTGCAGATTTAGATGATAAGAAAAAATTAATAGAAATATTAGAAAATATAGGGGATAGTATAGTGATATGTAAAATTCATTATGATTTTTATGATGATGAAGATAGCGAGTTGAAAAATAAATTGATAGAATTATCAATTGAGAAAAAATTTCTTTTAATGGAAGACAGAAAATTTGTAGATATATCTTATACAGTAGAAAAACAGTATCGCAGATATTCAAAATGGATAGATTTAATAACAGTGATGGGTAATGTAAATAGTGAAGTAGTGAGTAAATTATCAGGTGTAGTTTTAGTAGGTAATATGTCAAATAATAACTATGATTATATAGATAATGTAAAGGAAATAATGAATAAACACCCAGAAAGATTAGTTGGTATAGTAACACAATATCGTATAGATGGATTAATAAATATGACGCCTGGAATAAATAAAGAAGTTTTAATTGATAATGATCAAAAATATAGATGTCCAAATGAAGTAGATACTGATATAATAATTGTAGGGAGAGGAATATATAATAGTAAAAACTACAAAGAAAGTGTTAAAATGTATAAGTAGTATTCTCTCATTTCTCTCTTAAAATCTTTAGGAAGGTAAAAATATATGAGTGAAGGTGAATATTGAAAGTTTGTAGTTTGTTGATTCTATTTGATGGTTCCAACAAAATCAAGAGAGAAATTATAAAGTATTATAAATGAGTAGTAATATTTATTAACAATAATTACGTTTTTTTTTAAGTAGTTCTGCCATTTCTAGTTCATAATCAAAATTATCAACATAATTAAAATCATAATTATTTCTAATAGTACCACCAGGTGTTTTTTTACATATATCTTTACAATCACATATACAATTTGAGAATTCTTTATTACCTATAGCGTGACAAACAACAGGTGCGAAGTTACCACTAAAATATCTATTAAGACGGCTAAGATATAGAACTGTTTTTTCAATCATATTTTTAATTAAATTATAATAAAATAAAGTAATGTTATTATAATCAATTTTTTTAATTAATTACTTTTTTGGTAGTATTCAGAATTAATCTTGTAATAATCTTTTTCTAAAATTCTGGTGCTGAGATTATTCTCAAATTGCTTGCATATATTTAGCTGTGGATCCATAAGAGGAAAGTCCCATCTTTGATTAGGAACTTCTCTATATTCAAATGCAGGATGACTGTATCTGGATTCTTGAACGTATGATGGAGTTTCAGAATATACTAAAGGCATAGATATAGCAGATTTGTCCATGTAATTATTTTGACTTTTACAGTCTCTATTAAGTTTTCTAGACATACCTTTAAGATCGCTTTCTAAATTTACAGTATTAGTTCTAAGATTAGCTCCCCACTGTGTGAGACGTATATGTGGATCTTCAAAATATAAAGGTTTGTCTCCATTATTACCTGGAACATTCATAATATATCTTCCGATGTCGGTAGTTTGTTGTAACTGTTTTTCAATTCTAAGAGGATCATCATGAAATCTAGTAAACATATATTATAAGACAAGAATAAATTTTAAACTAATTTTTTATTATTTGATATAGTTAGTAAATAATCATACATAAAATAACTAAATGTGATAAGAACGATATCATATATAATAGCTTTATAACCTACAGCATGGAACCATCTAGAGAAAAAAGTATTATCAACATTTTTATTAATAAAGTATATGAAGAATGAACCGCTAATAAGGATAGTAATAATTGTGACAACAAGTAGTTTATATATAATATTGTCAACTTTAAAATAGTTAATAAAGAATTGAGAAATAGCCAAATAAATAGCAAATAAGAAAACATCTAAAACAGCACTTTTTGTAAAGTTAATACCATAGTATTCATTAATAAGTTTTTTATTGTTAGTAAGTAAATAGGGTAATTTAATGATATATGCAATTAGAACAGTTACGAATGAAAAAGAAAATATATATGAAACTAAGTTATTATACATATATATTAAATATAGAAATTAATTTAAAGGTCTTGGTCGTTGGTTTTTCTCAACAACAAGAGGTTCAGGCATGATAAAAGGAACTTTGTCAATAATACTTTTGTGATTTAAACATTTAAATTGAGGGGCAATTGGTGGTAAAGGAGTTACTAAATTAGTAGATCCAATTCCAAATAAGTTAGATTCAATATCAATAGGATTATGAGATAATTTTTCTCTTGGAATAGATGCTCCATTAAATCCTAAGCAAGGTAGATGTGTTTGATGTGCTTCACCATAAGCACTATTAGTATATGTTTGATAAAGGTTAATATCTTGAAAAATTCTTTGTTGACAAGAATAGTTTCGTTGGGAATTATTATTTCTAGTAGAACTCATGATATAGTATAAGAGAATATAATTTTATAAATTTTTAATTAAATTATCATAAATATTTTTATTAATAGTTTTTTCTAGTAAATATTCTTTTAGTAAATAATATGTTTGGTAGAAGTGATCGAAAGCAAAAAACATGATAATTCCAATATCACCTTTTTCTTGTAACATAATATTTGCAAATTTAATTGATAAATCTTTAAGTTGAGGATTGCTTTCAATTACAGGTTTTAAAATATCAATTTTAATATCAATAACTGTTTCATTATATTCATTTAATTTAAAAAATGATAATATTTGTTTTCTAAATAAGGTATCTCTATCATCTAAATTCATTTCATCAACGATAGGAATATTAAAGTAATTTACATCAATAGTGAAGTCAAAATTATTAGCAATATTATTGTCCATAGTGTTATTAGTAGTTGGTAACTGGTACATATGTATTTTATATAAAAAATATTTTTAATATAAAATAATTACATATTATTATCTCTTGTTAATTCTCTGGAAGGTAATCCACCTCTAATCCAGTTGCTATCAGCAGCATCTTCAATAAGGTTTCCTGGATTGGCAACAGATTCCTTAATAGATGGTAGTAAAGGATAATTAGAGTATTGACTGTAACAGATTTCACTTGCAGGATTAACACTTTTTCTGTTAGTAAAAGAATCACCTTGTAACAATTGTGTTTCTAAAGTAGGATCAGCGGTACCTTTACCTAGATATGGTACAGTTTTGTAAGGTCTTTCTTGTAAGTTTAGTTTACATTTATTAGAAGCGTTAACTTTTTTAACTAAAAGTTCTGAGTTAGTATCAATATTGCATCCTCCCATACCGACATGATGAGTTCCTGAAAAATTAACGTTAGGTTGTGTTAATGCAAAGTCAATAGGTTTTTTCATAGCACAATCATCGGCAAAATGATTTGTTAACATATAGTTTCCATGTTTAACGTTTTGTAAATCATTTTCATTTAAAGTACAACTATCATTACCAATTCTAGACATTGATTGAAATGTAAAATCTTGAACAGATGCCATATATATAATTAAAAAATATTATATTTTTAATTAAATAATTAATAGTTAGTGTATCGAGGTGCATTTCTTCCTGCAGCAAATTTGTTTCCTTCTTTTGCAGATACCATTTCACCATAACAGAATTTAGCAAAACCTTCTTGATCGTTTGGAACCATAGTATTAGGATTGGAGTAAAAACGATGCATTGAGTCTTCAAACATATAATTATCGCCTAAATCCTTAAATAATCTTTTATCAATGTCTGTATTAGTGGAATTATTGTTCTTAATGAATGATTTTGTTTGTTTATTTATTTCATCAACTACATTAGGTTCATAAGCAGGTGGTGCTTGTTTTTTGTTTGGATTTCCTGTATAATCTGTAACTAAAACATTATTCATTGGATTTTTACTTTTAATTTTATCAAATGATACTTTTTTGTTCTTTTTTTTATTATTTTCAGTCGTTTCAAAAGGTTCTACCTCTTTTTTATTTAAGAAAAAAAGGTAATAAATAGAAATGGCTACAATTGTTGTAACACCTGAAATAATAAATGAAATACTAAATTTATAAACAACATATAATAGTAATGTTAATAAAATAACTAATCTTACTAGTGCATTTAGTTTTTCTTCATCATTCATGTTGTTATTTGGCCATAGATGAGTTATTTTTTTTGAATCAATTAATATCATAGGATCATTTAACCAGAAATTATCGTTACTCATATATATATAT